GTCCAAGTGAACTTCCAGCTTTCATTATTGCACCAGACATATCGTCTATTTGAGAAGTAACACCTTGAAATTGTGCAGGTAAAATACCAGTTAAGCCACTTAATTTATCTGTTAATCCTTTTGTTGATTTCTCTGCTGATTTAATACTGTTATTAAATTTAGCACTAAAATCATCTTTATATTTACCAATTATATCTATTATATTTGCCATAATTATAATTCCATTTTATTCATTTTATTCTTAAATATATATTGTAATCCAACATATAATTCAGCATATTGATCATCATTTAAGGTATAAGGATTTATATTATAATGATATGCTATTAATGAGTCTATCTTTAGAAATTCATTATCTTCAATAGACTCATTTAATTCATCTATTTTTTTTTTAAGTCTAATGACTTATTATATATTAATACTCCGGATAATTGATGTAACGAATAATAATCTACTATATCATTTATATCTGACATATTAAATATATATCCTTCAATTTTTAAATTATTATAAATATATCCAAGTGCATCTACACTAGATTTAATACTTAAATTAAAAAGATGTTTAATTTCTTCTCTATTAGGTTTTCTAATTTTAAATTCTTTACTATTAATAGAAACTGTATAAATATTATTATCATAAATAATATCTGCCTCTTTAAATGATAAAAAGTTAGAACTTAATTCTGTAAAATATCCAATTTTATCATCGAATTCAAAATTATTATCTAATTGATTTAAACAATCATCGAAAAGTATTTCAAATGCGCCCGCAGTATCATCTTCTTTTAATTTATCTAATACGTTTTTATATGTTAATTTATTAGGATATTTAAACTCTAATAATTTACTATTATGATTAATAGTAATAATATCTCTTTTTTGAGAAATGTATTCTCCACCTTTTGCTTCAATAATTTTATTTTCTTTTTTCATATTGTGTATATTATTTATATATGTTATTTTAGATTCTTCTTCTAAATTTTCTATTTTAGTGATTTTCATATTAATTTATTTAGTGTGTATATTGTAAGTTTACAAACAATAAAAGAATGGAATAAAAAATATTCCATTCTTTTAAATATAAAATTGTATTATTAAACTATATTACCTATGTTCACTTTTCCTATAATTAACCCTACTTCTCTTGTATAAAGAACATCATCTTTATTTACTCCATTAGAATATCCCATAAAATGAACAAATTCTAATTTATCAGCTTTAGTTTTATCATTATAAGTAGTATAAGATACAGTTATATTCATACCTACACCATCTTGTCCTAAATACAACATACTAGGAACTCCAATAGATATTGCTATCTCATTAAGCTTTCCTAATCCTGCATCTGTAAGACTCATAGATCCTTCACAAGTAATATTACCAACTCCAAAATGTGAAGGTCTATTGTGACTACCCAAAGTGTAATCAAACTCTTTTACTTGTGATTGAGAATAACTAATACCTTTAACATATTCTGTAATATCTACAGTTCCAAAAGCTACTCCTGATAATTCAACTATTGTATTAATTCGAGAATAGTTGTTACCATTTATATTCAAATTATCATTAAATGTTGGCATATTTTTATTTTTATTTTATTAATTTTATACTAAAACTAAATCTTTCATTAAACCAACTTCAACACTACCAATATGATAAGTATATTCTACTCGTTTACTTGTTAATAATGTATCTGGAAATTCCAAAAGAATATTACAGAATATATCTCCTACTGGAAATAATGCTGATTGTTCCCTTGTAATGAAAATATTTAATTGTGTATTAACTAAAGAATCTATTTCACAATGTCCGTATCCAACTATTGGAGTTTCTATTGTTTCATCTAAATAATTCATTAATACTTGACTTCTTACTGTCAATCTAGCTCTAAGTTTAGTAGCAGTTGTTAATACAACTTTTTTATTATCATCATCCAATGCTACTACTTCAGCTACAAAATCCTCACCTTGTTTTATTTTAAACATAACTTATATTTTTATAATGATTGAGTAAAGTTTAAATTAATTGTAATATTATCAGCAGATTCAACTACTATAATACGTACATTAATTGTAACTGTTTTTGAAGATAATACATTAAGAGTTTGATCTAAAAATACACTAAATGCACTTATTTCTAAATTAGATTGCATTGTAGATAAAACTGATTTAGCTGCATCTTCAAACACACTAATACTAGCAGGTCTCATTGTACCATCTGAATTAAATAATACCGAACTTCCAATTAATGGACTTAAACTTCTATCTAATTCTCTAATAACTTTATTTCTAACTCTCATTATATGAATAGAATTAAAAGTATCAGTAACTTTAGCACAATTATGATCGTTGCTTAAATATGTTCCTGCGTAATTAGGAAGATATCTGAAGAAAATATAACCATCATCATTTAAACTATCTAAATCTGTTTCTGGTATAGTGGTGATTGGTACCATTGAACCTGTTACTAATCCTTCTTTCCAATAAAATCCTGGAGTAGATAAAATACTACCATTAGAATAATTATATTTCCCTACATTAAGTATATTTTCACTTACTTTTGAAGTATATAATGCTCCTGTAATAGTTCCTAATGCTGGTACTGATTTGTTTAATGCTGTTGTAACTGTTAATGCTTCATTTAAAGTATCTTGTCCAATAACAACTGATGTATATCTTAAATCTGTTGCTAAAACTCTTAAATCTGGTAATAATGCTTTGGTTATTGATGATGTGTCTGCTCCAAATATACCAATTGCTGGCTTTTTAAATGCATCAAATGTTGATAATTTAGTATTGAATGTTGCTAAATCTGTAGCATTTAATGCTTTAGGAGTATAGGTAACATACATTTTAATTTCACCATTTGAATATAATCTCATACTATCTAATTCAGTAAAATCGTAAGTTGGAGAAGGAACAGCAAAAACACCAATCCATACATTAACCCCACCCATTCTAAAAAATTCTGATAATTGATAATGTTCATTTTTAAAGTTTGTTGAAGCAGCAGTAATACCACAAGCTTCAATAGCAGCTAAATTAGTAAACTTTATAATTCTATTTGTAGTACTAAAAGTTGTTAAATCAGCTATATTAGCATTATAGAAGCAGAAACCTGTAATTCCATCAATATTTGTTGAAGGTCTATTTATAGATCCTGTAACATTTATACTTACTTTAGGTAATGCCATAATTTCTTATATTTATATTTTTATTTTTATTTTTAAAAAAATAAAGGTTATTTCAGATACCTATAAACTGATAATATACACTAAAAAACTAAACAGCTTCTACAATTGCCATAACACCAGGAGTTTTAGAACTAACTACATCATAAAGAGTAGTAGCACCAATTCTAGTATATGCTTGCATAATAGGTTTAAATACATTAGCTGCATTTTCTATAATTTGTAATGCAATTTGTCCATTAGTTGGAGTTCCTAATGCAACACCTACTTTACTACCTTCAACTATTAAAGCAGCAGATAAATGAGTAGCATCATACGCAATTGCATAATCTACGGCTGCCTTAGCTGCCATAGCTGCTGTATAAGGAATACCTAAAGAACGTTGTATAACTTTCAATCCTGCGATAGTTCCAACAAAACCGTCAACAGTTGAAGTTTGAGTCAATGATGTTACACCTACAAAAGCTGAACCCATATCTACTAAGTCAATATATTGAAATGGATCTACTATAATATATAAATCATTTTGATTAGCTCCGATAGTGTTTTTCAACATTTTAGCTTTAGCTTGCAATAAATCACTAAAAGTAATTTTCTTAACTGTATTACCATATTGATTTAAACGTGTAGCAACTCCTGTGGATCTAACAATAGAGCCAGTACTAGTATGTAACGGTGCCCAACCAAATGCAACTTGTTGAGAAACTGATTGTTTCAATTCTGATGTAATTTGTTCCATTACTGCTGTACGAGTATCAAACGAAGCTTCGTCATCATTAGCAACACCAACTGTTCTTGCTGGAGCAAAAATACCGGTATTATTAAATGTTTTAGTACCAAATGTAGCAGCACCAGCTGTAAAAGGAACTAAAGCACCTTCCAATACAGGAACAGTAGCAGATCCACCTTGTGGTAAATTAACAGTTACACCAGTAACATAAGCCGACCAATCTTTTCCAATTTTATACCAATCACTTGTTTCGTATAATGTAGCAGCTAAATCAGCTGTCCATAAAATTTGATTAAATGCCATTTTTTTATTATTTTTATTTGTTTAAATATTCTTTTTCTATTTGTTTATATAAAGAAATGTTTTCTTTACTTAATTTTTTTAATCCTTCTTTATCATTTTTAAGATACCATTCATATGTTTTAGTATCTTTATTAAAACCTTTATTTAATTCAGCACTTAATGAAATGTGCTTAGGAGTTATAGTATTAAATATATTGGTAAGTTGTTCAATACTTAATTCAATATAAGTAGAAATAGCATCAGGAGTAATTTTATTCAATTTAATAGCTTCATTAATTAAAGAAGTTTTTTTCTCAATTAAATTAGATTCAATGCTTAGTTTCATTTCATTAATTTCTTTACTTTGTTCTGTTACAATTGCTTCCTGTTCAGTTAATAACATTTTAAGTTTTTCTATAACTGAATTTAGCATTTCAATAGAATCTCCAACAACTTCTTCGGGTGAAACAGGTGCTACAGGTTCGGAAGGAATTTCTTCAACTGGTAAAGCAGCTTCAATTGTTTTATCTTCACATTTCATTTCTTCAATTGGAAGTTCGTCAGTTGGTTTACCTGATAATTCAATTTTATTTTTAAAATCTTTCATATTAATTATTTCTTTATTTTTTCCGTAGGTTACCATATTATTTAATTTATTTTTTATTCTTTTCGCTTTAGGATTAGCTGGAATAGCTACTATGCTTGCTTCGTATAAAATAGAAGATGTAACAACTAATACATCATTTTCATTTATATATCCTTCTAATGGTTGTATTCCTATACTAGCACAATTTAAACTTCCTCTTTCAAACTTATCTTTTATAATAATACTATCTGTATCTTCATCGAAGTTAGGTAATGCTGTTATATCAGTGTCATTAATTTCTATATTTTCCCAGTATCCAATAGTTTTATCGTATTCGTGATTGAATAACATCTGAGGATTAGAATTAAATTCCTCCATATTTATTCCAGATGTATCAATTTGTAACTGTATGCCGTCTTTACTAAATATATTGTTAGATGTTAATATTATTCTGTCCATATTAAAAAGTTTACAAAGTTTTTTTATTTAAAATATAAGGTTATATAAATAGTTACATCTGATTCAATAGGATCTCCATTAACTCTTTTAATACGTATTTTATTATCTGTTGGATTCAAATATACTTGATAAAAATATATAGCACTTATAGAACTATTAGTTATAGATGTTGCCACATATCCAGAACAATTAGTTATAGCAGTATTAATTAATATATCAGTTGAAGGTAATGTACCAGTTTCAGTTTGAATATAACCTTGTAATAGTTTCATACCATCATTAAGATATGTTAAACTTAAATTACTTCCACTACCATTTAATTTAGCAACTGCATTATTCAAATCTAAATCAGTTCCTGTAATGTATGTATGTAATGCTAATTTTGAAGCTGGTACTAAATTAACACCGGTAGCATTTTTAACATCAGAATCTGATGCATATCTATCATCTATACCAGCTTTAACACTTGCTGGTGTAGTAGCTTTTGTTGCATTAGTACCAGTAATAGTTTCAGCATTAGTGGCTAATTTAGAAGTATAAAATGCAGAAACTGTAGCAGGTGTTAAGAATTTATAAAAATCTGTACCAGCAATAGCATCATTATTAGTAGCTTTACTTATTACAAAAGGTAATACTGCTGTAAAATCTTGCCATACTACTGGAGTTTCTGTAAGAATAGCTTTTTTTATTCTTAATACATTATGAGATGTTAAATCTTTAAATACTCTATTATCTGTATCAACAGTTGATAAATCCCAAAACCAATTAGTTTGAACATCTATCAAAGTTGTTCCTGATGGAAGTGGTGAATTAACAATCGCATCTACAAATACTATTTCAGTATCTACAAACATTGCTCCAGCAGTTATATTTAAAAGTGGATTACTTCCACCTGAATTTGATACTGTTACATTACAACCATAAAATCTCATTGGATATTCAGAATTAGTATATACAAATGCTAATCCTATTGCTTCTGATAGTTTTATAGTATTTTCTTGTAACACTAATAAATCTTCTAATCTTAATGGTTGTCCACCTGTATTTGTTATTATTGATTTCATTTTTTTAAAAGTATATTATTTTATAATTTTTACCTGCGTGAATATATAATTTTATTAAAGCTATTAATTTATTAATAAAATCTGTATTAGTTGAATAAATAATCGGAACATTTACTATAAAATCATATTGATCGTTATCATACTCTGAAGTTGTGTAAAGATATGTATCATCTTCATTTTCGGTTGTACTGTATAAATAAGTAATTTCGCCAAATACATCTTCTTTATAATAAATATAAACTTCATCTAACCAATATCCATCTGATATAAATATAGCTGTTATCGGTGAAAGTATTGTATTTAATAAATGTTCTAAACTTAATATTTGAGAATTATGACTTGCTAAGAATTTATAATAATCAAAATCTAATTTAAAGTTATCAAATCCTTTTGATAAACTTGATATAATAAGATATAACCAATCTGTTCTGGTTGTAGTTCTTCTTAATGTGTCCGGAACTATTTCTGCTATTTGTATATAATTAGGTATAATCATTATTTTGCAATATAATTTATTGATGTTGATAATGGATATGCAGGATTTATAATCATATAACCAGCAGTTGAACTATATTCGTGTACAACAGTCGTATTAACTCCTAAATCATCTAATGCTGATATACTATTTATCCTTGGATCTATAACACCAGCTATCAATTGTAATTTATCTAATAATTTATTACTATTAAATTTACTATCAAATTCTATATTAACTATATAATCATTGATAGCAGTTTCAATTGCTGATTGTATTGTTGCTTGTGTGTATATACCATCATAAATAATAGTCATATTAATTGATATTTGATCTGGATTATAATTTTGAATTATAATCTGTGTTCCTGCATCTTTACATTTAAACATATAAGATGTAAAAGCTATTAATTCAGGTGAAGATAATATATTAGTAGATATTCTTCTTATTTTTAAAATTAATCTATTATTACCTTCTAATCCAGTACAACTTGACACAATTTTAAGTGAAGGATTATCTGTAGAATAAACTACATCATTAACTCCTACAACAGGAATATCACCATATTGAAAGCTTTTAGCTTTTTGTATATACCAATTTAATGTATGGATTCTATCTGTACTAAGAATAGTATTTATTTCATTTATAGCAGAAAGAGATGATATATCTGTTATATTTGATGCTACTGCAAAATTATATAACCATAATATAAATTCAGGTACTTTTCCATTTGTTAATGCTGTTATTAATGTATTTTCGTCTGTAATACCACCGGTAATTAAACCATCTAAAGTAGATAATGTATTTTTCTCTGTTAATAATTCTTGAAATATATCATCAATAGTTCTTATATTGAAATTAGGCATATTAAATTTTTATATTTATATTAAATAATCTATATTAAAGTCTGAATTAAAATCACCATTTGTAATAGGAGATTTATCTGTAGCCACAATATGATTCATTCTTTCATATTCACTTAAATTAAATGTAGGTTCTGCAATTATATTAAATTTTAATCCTGTTTTATATGGAAAATCTATCATATTCATAGGATTTTGTTCCAAAAAAGTATTTAGGTATTCTAAATTACCATAATTTGTTAATACAAAATCAAATATGTTTTGATAATATTGCTTTATATTTGCGTTCTTTACACTCATACTAAAAGTTTACAATTTTATTTATTGTTTCTAAAGTCTAATAAAACAGCAACTTTCATAAACGTTTCGTTGAGTTTTGTGAATGCTTCTGTATTTAACGCTATAATATTTAACATACTCAATTCAGTCGATTTAAAATGATCTAAATAATTATTATAAATAACATCTCTATCTTTTTCTGCTTCATCTAATTTTCTACTCATTAAATCTAATTGTTCTTTATGTACTAAGCGTTGTTCGTTTTGAGAATTTATACTTTGTTTGTATATAAAAACAACAGCACCCATCAATATCAAACAAAACACACCTAATAGACTTTTTTCTAAAAATGTTTGACCTGGTATAATATCTGCTAATAGCATTCCTAATACTTGTAATTGTAACATAACTTTTTATTTATTTTTTAATTTTTAATTTACTCTTCTTTTTACTGAAATATAAAATCCAGTTAATTGTAATGTAGCAGCACTATCTGAATTAAATAAAAGTTGTGCTGGATTATTTAATGTACCAGCATTTCCAATATAAAATTGAATTGTTCTACTTACTTGATAAGAACCTACTGATTTAAAATATGATTGACTTAATGGTAAATCATATGGAGTACCTCCTATATCAAATCTAAGTTTTGTACCAAATACTTGATTAACTGATGTAGTAGTTACTATACCATCTGTTCTTATAAATATTTCATCACCTAAAGCTAAGTCACTAAAATTAAATTGATTAGTTGTAGTATTCCATAATTCAGTA